GATTAGCGCATCGGAGGGAAACACCTCCGCCGCTTTCCGAGTCATGACCAAGCGCACTCGCCAGATCGCCTTCACTGCCAACCGCAAGGGACAGGCCATCGCTTACCGCTGGTGCCCCTACGGCCACCGTTGGTTCCGTACTGGTTATGAAGCCGCCAAGTTCGCTGTGGCTACTGGTGAAGCAATCGAAGTTCCTTATCTCAAGTGATCATGATCAACCGCATCAACAATGCCATCTGCCTTCTTGTCGTCGCTGCCGTGTTCGCAATGATCGGCATCGAGGCTGGCAATCAAGCAGGCGCTACGCACTCCGGCACGCAGTCCTACATCGAGGTGCGCAAGTGACCCCCCGCCGCTTTTACTTTACGATCAAGTCCGCCAACGTCGTCGAGTGCGTACTGGCGCACAGCCTGACCGAGGCCAAGCTGATCGCCGCCGATACATGGCTCCCTTGGTGGAATCAGATCGAATGGCTCAACCCTGAAACCGTCACCGACCCATCTATCCATGCGTGAGATTGTTCCGTTCCAATGGGTTGAGGAGTCCGTCAGCCGTCACGGCGATGGCATCAGCCGCCCACACGCCAAGACCCGCACGCGGGAATACCGCCTGCTGGTCTACAAGCCCGGCGCCATGCCGATGACTTGGATCACCCGCGCGGAGACCAAGCGTGCCGCCATCAAGTACGCCGAGGCGCGCTGGCCTGGTGCCGTGGTGGAGGTGGGGTGATGACTGATTACAAAGCAACGCCTGATCAGTGGAATCAAGTTCAGCGATGCGCCGATGTAGTTGGCAGCTCTGATTGCTCTGCAATTCTTGAACTTCGCGCCAGGGTCGAGGTGCTGGAGGATGCTGCACAGAAGCACATCATCGAAACCAGTGCCAACATCTTGGCCTTGGCGAGCCGGGTCGATGCGCTGGAGGCGGCCAAGCGCCCAGCCTCAAAGGTCTACGAGATCAATGAGCCGCTGCAATTGACGCCCGAGCAGGCGCAACAGGTCAGGGATCTGCTAGCACCCGACTCCAAGCCAACTCCTAATTTCTCCCAAATTGGGAGGTCGCTGGCGCTGGTGGAGCGGGTAAAGGCGGTGATTGAGTTGGAGGATGAAAAGCACTACTGGCCGTCCCCTGAGGCGATTGCAGCCGACGTGGTTTACGCCGACATGGCCCGCGCCGCGATCCGCGAGGTGGCGGTGTGGTTGCGGGGGCAGCATGACGGCGACCTGGTGGCAGCGACCGTGCTTGAGCGGGAGGCCGGGCAATGACTGATTACAAGCCCGTGCCATTGGACACCCTTGAGAACCGCCTGGGCAATGCTCTTGGCTTGGCCATTGCCATGATTCGCAAGCCCGAAACCATCGACAACAAAATCATGACTCAGATCGAAGCGCCATTTGGAGAGTGGTGCGACGCCCTCGTTGACGGAGGGCTGCTCGATGACTGACCTATCCCCCGCAGCACAGGCAGTGCTGGATGCTGCCAACAATGTCAATTCCTACGGTCCAGATGATTGCCTCAACGAATCTCGCTGGATTGCCGCCGCCGCCCTGCGAGCTGCTGCGGATCAGGTATTAGCCGCCCAATGGGAAGGGCGAATAGAACCCGATGCAGCACACAGCATCGGCATCAACTGGACCCGTGACGCGCTGTTCGCCATTGCCGCCGAGCTGGAGGTCGCCTGATGGATCACATCCGCGCCAAACTGGAAGCCCTGATCAGTGATTCCGGCATGTTCCACGCCGGGCAGCAAGAGGAGCGGCAGCGGTTTGCTGGCCTGCTGCGCGCTCGCCTCGATCAGCTGGTCAACATGCCCAGCCACCAGCACATCTCCGCGCGCCGCGAGGAGCTGCTGAACATCCTGCAAGCTTTGATGCAACCATGAACCGCGTCCAACTCGACCAGCAACGCGCCGACATGATGGAGGCGCTGTATCAACGCAGCGGCCGTCAGGAGTTGCCGTATGGCCATCCACTGCGTGGCACCCTCACCGGCCTGTGGGAGGAGTTTGCGCTCGACATCGCCGCAAACTTCCGTGACACGGACTACGCCACACTGCTCGACCGAGTGGTGAAGGCGATGGATGAAACCGAATCGGTGATGACGCAGAAGCAGGCGCAGCAGGCCATCGAGGTGTGCCGCCAAGTACTGATGGGGGAGAAGTGGCGGTGAAGGCGCCGACCAGCACCAGCTTCAAGCCAGGCCATGTGCCCGGTAACGCTGTATTGACGCCGCAAAACGCCATCGACATCCGCAAGCTGTACGCCAGCGGCTGGACAATCAAACAGCTGGCGGTGATTTACGGCATCACCAGCACCCACGTCTACGACATCATCACCCGCAAGAAATGGAAGAACGCAGAACAGCAGGCGACCTCGTGAACCACCCCCCGCACTATCAGGCGGGCACCATCGAGGCCATCGACTTCATTGAGTCGGTGATCAGCGATGCGCCGCACATGGTCCCGGCATATCTCCAGGGGCAGGCGCTCAAGTACATGATTCGCATGTGGCTCAAGGGCGACGCGCTCGAGGATGCCCGCAAAGCGGAGTGGTATCTGAATCGACTCATTGCCAAGATGGAGTCATGCTCGAACATCTCCGCCTGAACTGGCTAGAGCGGCAAGCTCTGCGGATCCTTTGCCGCAGCCAGCGCATTGGCCTCCTGGTGGTCAAGCGCCACGGTTCTCGGATGGTCTTCGTGGTGCGGGATCAGACCGATCCCATCGACATTACGCAGACCGATGAGCCGCTGTCGATGCAGCTCGAGCGGTTGTATCACCAGCCAAGCTATGGAGAGGATGAATGATCAGGTTGCACGCCGGCCGATTATTGCTGGTGTGCGACCGCACTGATCGGAGCTGGCACGCGCGCGTGATGCTCGGTCCAAAGGCTGAGCATCAGGTCGAGGTTGATACCGGCACTGTTCACCTGCCGGATGCGCTGCTGCGCGCTGAGGCTGTCTTCCAGGCGGCAGTGGCCAGCATCAGACCGGAGACGGCCAGCGTGATGTGCTGGGACTGCATCCAGTGGGAGATGAGCACCCAGCGTTGCGATTTGTTGCTGCCGGAGAGCAAGCGAAGTGGCGGGCGCTACGCGGTGAGTTGCGACTTCTTCCAGCGGGCATTGCCGGCGGCAGACTGATAGAGGCCGCCAGGTCGCCGTGTCAAAGCGTGAGTTCAACACGCCTATCCGTGAGCCGTGGAATGTGCTCATCCATCAATCGCTGCAGGCAATCGACCGGCATAACCGGCTCTGGTTTGACTCCGGCGATGGATGGCACCTCCAGCAGGCGCAGGTGCTGCGCGACTATGTGGCGGACCTAAAAACATGGATTCATCGTGAGGAGGCACGGCAATGTTCGGACCTGAAGTGATCAGCCGGACTGATCGAGACGGCGGCTACATCGAGGTGCTGATGCCTGTGAAGGGTGAGGTGTATTACCGAAGCTGCGTCGGTGGCGTATGCCGGTATAGCTCGGACTGGTTTCAGGCAGAGATCTACCTCAATCAGATGCTGCGGCCATGAAGATCCCGCCGGTGGTGATTTTCGGCCTCACCTGGCTAGGCGGCATGTTGCTCGCCACTATCTGGTTGACGATGTTCTGAGTGGTTGGTGATCCACTGGACGATCGCCCACTCGCCGAGCGCCGACCAGAACGGCTGAGCGCGATACCAGTCCACCCATGGCTTGTGACCTTTCTGGCTGTTGCACATCAGGCAGCAGGAGACCAAGTTCTCGCGCACGGTTAGGCCGCCGTGGACCTTAGGGATGACGTGATCGAGGGTGGGGCTACGGCCGAGGGGATCGTTGCAATAGGCGCACCTATATCCCCAGCGGAGGTGGATCTGATCACGCGCCGATCGACGGGTGACCAGCCGGGTTTCGTCAATGTGGTGCTGATCCACACAGGTCTACGGGGAGGGTGAACAGCTCGATGCCCAGCTCTAGGAGATCTTCCTCGTTGTGGACGAACTCAGCGATTTGGGAGTAAATGTCAGCCGGCAGCTCCTCGGGATCGGTTTCGGAGCGCACCAGCACCTTGGCGGTGATCTCCACGATGTACGCC